TTTGGGGATGTCCTCATCCATGATCCAGTAAGCGTGAACCCCGCCACCTGAGTCAATCACTACTGGGTCAGGTAGCCCAGTCTCCCCAACTAGTTTGTAGAGCGCCGTGTGTGCGTCGCCCTTTGTCTGATAATCTTTCTCTGCACCGACATCTAAGTCAATGAAGAATGATCGCACAAAGAGGCAATCATCTGCTTTCCTGCTATATCCGTCGAATGTCCCAAGTGCAACGAATGTGTTTAGTTGTTTTGATTTGAACTTCTCAATTTGTTCAAATACGCCGTCAAGTGTCTCTGCAAATTTATTGGAAACCTTTTTGTCAGTCCCAATGCTTGTAATGCAATAGACACCCTGCGTAGGCAATGCTTTCTCGTAGAATTGTTTTAACATGTCTCGCCAGAGTTGAAAAGAGCGGGACTATGCCCGCTCGGTGAATAGGTGGGGGTACTAACCGCTCGTCTGCAAGCTTTCAAAAAGCATTACGCAGTGTTCCCCCCGATTTTTATTTAGTCAAATTTTCTCCCGACCATATCTTCAAGATAGTTTTTAGCCGCCGCAGTATTCTTTGCTGGAAGAATACCTTTAGCAGTGTCACTCTCAATCAGGTCAGTCAGTGTCTCAACCTTAACAAGGTTGTTGTGGCGCAAAGGTTTGCCACGGAACCAACTAAAGACCGTCATGCGAGTTACTTCTAACGCGTTAGCTACGTACTTTGCGGGGAGATTTGCATTCACGCAAGCGAGTGCCAATGCAATGCCAGCCCTGTTCGGGTTAGCCTTGTGCAACTCAATCAAAAAAGCTTCGCTGTATGTCCGTGACATTCCTATTCCTTATTTCTTAGACCACTTTTTTACCACGTCTGAGATGTCTTTCTCTTCAGATGCGGCGGCTTTTTTAGACTCGACCTTGACGGGCGGTGCTTCGTCTTCTACGACTTCGTTGCGGTGGCTAGGCACTTCAACTTCACCCGTGCTATCCGCTTGGTAGACGTTCATCTTGATAGCGGCTTCTGCGGCTGGACTCTTGGCTTGATTTGCAATGATCTGCAAGTCCTCATCTGGAACCTTACCAGCTGGTGAGAACACAACCTTTGGTGTAGGAGATTTTGTATCGAAGGCCATCTTAGTGATCACCCGGCCAGCGCTTACATTGTGTGAAGCCAAATGCTGGATGTACGGACGGAATGGGAATCGACCATTGTCTTCCTTGCCAAACGATGACGTAGCAGGTAACACCAACTGCATCACATCACCTGATGGATCGTTAGGCAAGACCACGGCTGTGCGCCATGACAAGCGGCAAGCTGTACCCATACCGCCTTGACCAGAGCCTTTGGCTGACTTGTCGCAGTCAATACATGCGGAAGCGCAGGGCGTCTTGACATCTGCATCGGGCTTCTCTGAGTCGGTAGACCAGCACACTGGGCTGACCTTTTGACCTTCTTGATACGTTGCGTCATAGAACATGCGGGAGGCTTTGTGAGCCATCTTGACGAAGATCACGTTCATGTGGCGATCTTCAATCGCGCCAATTTCTTTACCGCCAGAATACTTGCGGAACACGCCACCCTTGATAGAGATGCGTTTGCTACCTTGGCGAGCGCCACCTGCTACGGCAAGTGTGTCTTCATCCAAACCAGCGATAGGGGTTAATGCACCGCTGAACATTGTTGCGAGATCGTTACTCATGATAATTTTCCTGTTACTAAATTGAACTTAATTGGAGGGTTTGCGCACGACAATCGTGAACTCCCTCATCACATTCACACCGGGCGGTAGACCATCGTCTTTGTGCTCGGCCATGAACTCTTTGAAATTGCCCTGATGGATACGACGTTCCAGCAAGTCAATCGCCTCGTTGTCCAGAACAAACTTCTTGAAGTTGTCCCAGTCATTTGTAGTGAATCGCTCCTTGAGAGACCGAATCACTGTGCCACTTTCTGTGCGGATACTGCTTGCGTTTGTATCGTTGCAGACTGTTAGCATGGATTGCTCTAGCAGTTTCATCTCCTGCTCTAACTCGCCATCTTTTACTTCCCAACCAGACTTGAGTTTCTCACGCTCATTCCGTATTGTCAAGTATATTTTTACTAATTCATCGAGATTTAACTCAGTAGTTTCACTCATATCCCTAACTCCTCTTTGTACAGATCAACCAATCTTTCGTGCGAATCCACCTTGCCTTGCAACATCTGATAGACCTTGCGTTCAGCTTCAGAGCCTTGCAGGTGAACAACTGTCATGCTGTTTACCTGCCCAACTCGGTCGATACGCGCTATGCACTGCAGGTATGTCTCGACGCTCATAACGGGAGACCAAAACACAACGGTGTCTGCGGCAGTTAACGTGACGCCATGCGATGCAGATTGCGGTTGAATAACTAGAACTCTTGGATCAGTTTGTGTTTGGAATCGGTTGATGATCTCAGACCGCTCCCTTGCAGGCACATCTCCGTTGATAACTTCATTGGCTACTCCTTGTGAACTTAAATGACGTGCGACTAATACGATGGTGTGGCGGAACGGAACAAACACGACTACCTTGTGCTTGGTCTCTTCCAACACCTCCATCAGTGCATTCAGGCGTGGTGACACGTCAAACTCCACCACCTCCTTGTCATCGGTATAGATTGCTCCCCCCGACAACTGCAACAACTTACTCAGCTTGGCTGCCGCGTTAACAGCGCTGATCTGTTCACCCGCTGCTTCTATCAGCAGTTGGTTCTTTAACTCACGGTAATATCTATTCACCTGGGCCGTCAGTGGCACTTCACGAGTCTGGTACACCAACTCAGGCAGGTCTAGGCAGTCTGCCTTCTCAAAGCGGATCGCGGGTTGAAGAGCGCTGAACACCTCTTGCTGTGCGATGGCGCGGGGTATCCACTTGAACTTACTGATAGGTTGCATCACGCGATCACGCCAAGCCGTGAAGTACTTGGGTACGCCAGCGGGGTTGACTAGCTTCGCCAGACCGAACGCATCCAGTGGAGACTGCGAGGCAGGTGTGCCTGTCATCATCCAGAGGCGGGTCGAGGGGGTGATCAGTTTAGCCAAGGTCTTCCAACGTTTTGTAGATACTGTTTTATATGCGTTGGCTTCATCAATAACAATAAGGTCAAACCCTACTTTACTAATATCTTCTTGAACAATTCCTACGCCATCGAAGTTGATGATGACAAATTCGTACTCTCCGTTAATGATCTTCTTGCGCTTGGATGCGTCTCCGTAAGCTACGCCGACCGTTCTGTGCATGGCGGTTTTGAAGATGTCTGCTTGCCAAGCGGAGTACATGATGGACAAGGGACAGACGACTAGGACTCGTTTGACTAGCCCCAACTGCATCAGGTAGTCTGCCGCCCATATGACTGAGGAGGTCTTGCCTGTGCCAGCTTCGTTGAAACAGAAACAGCGGTCTCGTAGAGCAAGGAATGATGCTGTAACTTTTTGGTGAGCGAACGGCTGAAACATTCCGGGCCACTCGTACTCTTTAAGCATTGGGTTAGGAGCATCTCCATAGACGCGTACTAGGCGTTGCATCTCGGGTACGCCCCAGTACACCACTACCTCTGCGTTAGTGCCATCGTCTTTCAGCACCTCGCATCGTTCTATGTGCCCTAAAAGAAATTGCAAGTCGCTAGATGGGATCACCATCCGAACAACTGTGTCGTCTACTACATTCATACTATTCCTTACTGTGTTAAAACGTAGCCCCTTACGGGGGCAAGTCGGTCAAGCCTGTCGTGTACGAAAGGAGAGGGAGATCTAACACCGCTTGACTGACAAGGTTATAAAAGGGGAAGGCAACTGCAGTAACAACAACCCCTTGAGCCTACTCACTCATGCCTAACAGTAGAGATTACTTCTTGCGTTCTTTCTTGCTAGTCTCTGACACCAAGTTTCCTTTGGAGTCACGCTTAAATGAACGGTTCTTTGCCGCGCTTTGAATGCGCAGACCATCTTTGTTAGAGCCACCTTTGTCGAGGGCTTTAACGTGGGATACATCCTTACCTTCACGCTTATCAGCCTTACCATTGCCGTTGGCGTCGGAGCCTGTCTTGTCTATTGCACGACGCCCTTTCTGACGCTCCATGCGACGCTCGTGTTCACCACGAGCTTTCTGTTGTTGATACTCTTTGTCGTAGGGTCTGGGTTTATTGACGTAAGCCATTATCTTTCCTTGTGATGAGGGCAAGTGTTCACAGGACACCAGCCGCATAGAGGTGTTGGGTTGGGGTTCCAAACATCGTTTGTATACGATGCTTCTATTCTACGCAAATCGGGGTAAAACGCATCCCATAGTTCTGTGATGTCATCCCTAGAATATTCTTCAGTCATGAAACTGTTATGCACTACGAAGAGTAAACCCGCTTTGATTCGGTTGATCTCAGGGTAGTGAGCAAACGCCATGAGCGCCATCAGCTTTAACTGTTTTGGCTCAGGATACTTGTTGCTTCCCGTCTTGTAGTCAACGATAAACGCAGTGTCTCCGTCGATAATCATCAAGTCCACGATGCCCCGCACCCAATAGCCCTTGCCATACTCACATGCCTTACCTTCAATATCAAGCGCCATTCTCTGCTCGGGATACCTAGTTCCCTCAATCTCCATGAGCGTGTCAAGCACAGGTTTGAACTGCTGGTAGTTCTTAGCGAGAGGTGTGCCTTCCCCGACATAGTTTTCACAAGCCTTGTGTACCTCATTGCCGTAGTTCATCTGCGCGGTCGGCTTAATATAGAAGCGCTTAAGTACCTTGATTTCTTGGTACTGCTTGGGGCAGTTAAGGTACTGCTTGTAAGACGAGAAAGACCATGTGAAGCTCATTTTTTCATACCCCTTACAAACGCGGCAAAACTAGCCGCTGTGTCGCCAAAGGCTTTCATACTGTCAAACTCTTTAGCAACTTCTTCTAGTGCGTCGTTGCGCGTTGTTTTTCTTTCTTCGAGCAACTGCTCCATTTCATCAGCCGCCATCAAATGAAACGGACTGATCGGTATATTGCTCGCCATTGAACGCATCATGCCTATGGTTGTCCTTGCAGTTGTTTCACTTAAAGGTTTCATAGCGGCGCATCCTCATGATTGTCAGGGTTAAACTTAGGGACTCGGTTGCCCGTGTCTTTGGGGTTTGGGAACGGAGGGAAAGGCCAAGTCATGCTTCTTCTGCCTTGTACTCAGAGATGCGCTTGTGCAATCTAGCAATCCTTGCCTCGTTGTACGCCACTACGCTCTTGGCATAGTCTGCCGCTGACTCGGCTTTAAGCTTCTCTAACTGTGCCATACGCAACTCCTCTTGGGTGATCTCTACCAGTGTGACACGACGCATTACCCGCTTATATAATTCTACCATTTTCTCTATCATAAGTCTCCTTTTATTTTACATATTAACATTCGCCATAGGTCTGTGCGTACTTTGCTTCACAAGTTACGGGTAAACCCCTAGCCCACTCGGGTGGCGTAGACATGCACTCGACGATATATGCAAGCGCCTCATCCTTCTCCGCTTCGGGAACCACGACCACTGCCGCATCATGGACAGTCAGAGCAACGCGATACTTCTCATTGATCTTGATCATCTGCTCTCCCACAATGATTCGCGCCAAGGCTTGAACTACGTTCTCAACTAGCGACCCACCCCACAGTGACACGGGACCTTTGCGCGACTTGTAAACATACTGAGACTTGGATTCTGACGTATCCAGCTTGAGGTCTGGGTATCGGATAGAAAGACCATTAGGCAGACCTATGCCATCTTTCGTAACCTTGAGGCACTTGTGCTTGCCGTAGTAATAGGGCTTGAGTTTGTCATCCCAGTTGGCTAGGTCAGCAATCGCCTTGTCGCCATCACGCCATAACTTAATCACTTTGTCGTTGGCATCACGGTATGTATCAACATAGTTCTTAGCCTCGTCTTCAGTAACGACTGCGCCAGGTGGTTGCGTCTTGAGCGTGTGCTGTAACTTTAATGCCCCAGTCCCGTAGCCTAGACCCAAGATGCAGGTCTTACCCACGAAGCGTTCCACTGGGTCAGCCTTGGTTATCGGACGATCATATATCTTGGTTGCGAAGAGAGAATAGACATCCTCTCCGTTGCGGAACTGCTCAACCACATCATCCTGCCCTGCCAGCCAGACGAGAACACGCGCCTCAATCTGAGAAGAGTCACAGTTGATAACGATGTGGTCGTCAGGCGCTACGACTGCATTCTTGAGGGCTTTCTTTTTCTTATCTCTACTTGGTAGATTTTGGAAGTTAACCTTATCACTTCCTGCCCAGCGACCAGTATGCGCTCCGTAGTATTTGAGTGGGATTGGTAGGCGTCCTTTGTTACGCTTGCCAACATCAATGAATCTCTCAATCCTTGATTCTTCGATGGTAGATTTTGTGCCGAGTCGCACCGCGCATAGCTGTTGGATAAATGGGTCATCATGTTCTGTGAGTTTTAAGAAGCCTTCGTCGTTCTTTGCCAACGCATAGGTCTGCTTGCCTGTTGTCTTGCTTTCTTTCATGGGGACTTCAACCCCGCGCTCAACTAACACTTCAGCAAACTGTTTATTACTGGCTAGTCGTTTACGCACCGCCTCTGCGGTCTCACATTTTAACCTCTCCATTAAGCCTTCAAGCAGTTGCTCTTTCTCGTCTTTCAGTTCATCGTAGCGCTCTTGCAGTAGCGCATCATCAACAAAGAACACTGGGTGTGTAAACATCCGCAGAGTCATGTCGATAAGTTTCATCTCGTTCTCAGGGAACGCGCTCGACAATATCTTGAATAGCTTGAGGGTTAGGTCAACGTCGTTCTTGCAATACTCTGCGTATCGCTCGAGTTCTTCTTTGTTGAAGTCGAGTCGTGCCTTGCCTTCAGCGGCAATCACTTCCTCGCCCTTGATGCCAATCTCGTAGCGTTCAGCCAACACCTTGAGTGAGCCACCTGCCTCAACGCCATGAATTGCTCTCGCCATACATAGAGTGTCGAACATGAACGCGGGCGTGATGCCGTAGATCCAACTAAGAATAGCGCCATCGAAGAGGGTGTTGTGGCACAGAAGCGCGCTGCTGCCCCAATCAAACGACGCTAAGAATTCTTTTAGCTTATCCTTACCGCCTGATACCCAGACAGTCGGTTGCTCGTCTACCTTCACGCCCACACCGATAACTTCAAAACGCTTGTCGCGTATGTATTCCTCAGTGGTCTGATGCTTGAAGCCTAGCTTGATCTTGCTATCGTAGTAAGTCTCAAAGTCAATCGTTATCAGTGACATTTGGTTTCTCTAAAAGTTTTTTGTAGTACGACGCAGGAAATGGCGCTTTCTTCTCTAAGAGTGTTCGCAACCATTCCGCACCACCAAGCTGGTTAAGGATTAACCACTGCTTGTCGGATAGTCTGATCTGTCTACCTATTAGGGGTGCGGGGGGTTTTGGTCTTGGCATATGCTTTATCGAACTCGTCGCTAAGAATCTTAGTGGCTTGGTTCATCATGTTCTGTGAGGTAATGGCGTTTCCTTGCATGAGTCGTTTCTGTTTGTAAAGCCTCTCATCCTCCGTATCCGTAGTCTCTTCACCTCCCGATAACACGCGCATAACCTCGCCATTAAAATGCTCGCGCTTGGCTTCAATCATCCCCGCCTGCAACGCTTCGCGCTCATCTTCAGCCAAGATAGCCCATGACGAATCCAGCACTCGTGACCACTTTGAGTACCCTCCCTCAACAAACTCTTCGGGGTTGGTCTTCATTCTTTCCAATAAGATTTCTACTCCAGCCAGCATGACTTTATCTCCTTAATAACTGGTTTCAAAATAGCGTCCCACTGAGTCATGGGTCGCTATCTAACAAAAAGTACAGATACAAAAAAAGGCATGGCGAACCATGCCTTCGGGGTTTACTTCAGTGTGGCGATTTCACGAGAAAGATACCATTGCGCTTTGCGCAAGTCTTCTAACTGATTGCCCTTGAGTCCTGATCTAGTAATATATTTGACGACATTACCCAAGTTGTACCCAAGCTTCTTCGCCTCGATAAAGTCAATAGTCTCGATCCCACCTGAGGTGTAGTGCGCAGGGTGATTCACTAAGTCATGTTGGGAAATAGCTTGATTTACGTCAGCTACAATTTCCTCCGCCTCTGCCACAGTCATACCCTTGGGTAAATTATTAGGTCTTACAATCTCAATACGCTTTGCCAAGTCTCTCAATCTGATCATGCGATCTTCAATGGTCTCGCCATGTTCTTGTAGATATGATGCCCTTGCCTTGCTCATCAATACATAGGTATATGACTTGGTAGTGCCGAGAGCCCTCATTACATCTGCGGTTTTCATGCGTGGATTTCTCTCCAACAATGCACGAACCTGTGCAATCTTATTACGTTTCATTTGCCTTCTCCTTTTTGGTTTGGCGTTTAATTGATACGATTCCAACACTATGTCGGTCTCGTGCTTCCTGCATAGCGTCTGCGATCTCATACGCTGATTCGGCTAGTAGACTCGTTACTGTTCCTCCTCTCATCAGTAAGCCCACCAACGCAAAGCCAGCGTGTAGGTCACGCAGATTGCTACGATCTTCTTCATTCATAACTGTTCCAATAGACGCGTTAGCGCATCAATGTTAGTCTCGTCAATAACGAGAGTCAGACCACCTTGTGATCGGATGGCTGACATGTGTTTCTCTTGTAGGGCAGTTGGCTTGTTGCCGTTCGCTTTCGCTTCTACCCCGATGAACCTCCCCTTGTAACAAATCACAAAGTCAGGGACACCTGACGCACCATACCCAGTGCCAATAGGCATGGTGTAATAAGCCCCCTTTGCGTGGAGAATATCTTTGATCTTCTTCTTGACTGTACCCTCAGGCGTCATTTTGTATCCCACCCTTCAGTGACTCTAAAGTTGGTCGATCTACAACTAAACAGAAGTAGGTCTCGCTCGCTCTCCACCCAACCTCATCGAGTTCGGGGAAGTCGGTGTTTGTATAAAGTGTCATCCTAATAATTCTTGAATCAAGCATGTACCTCCCCTCACTGGCAAGAATCATTGCGAACTTAGACTTCAATACATCAGGCAAAGTATCATCGGTGTATATGCGATGAAACCCATCAGCCACATACACGATGTACTGCTCGTCTACCTTTCGCACAGGCAGACGTATTAACTCCCATTTCTTGGGGTGAACCACAGGACTCAGTTCCCCAATCAAGTGGGGCATGGGGTAGCCATCCATGCGTGTTCGTAGTTCGTGGGTTGACTGCCATAAAAGAATACCGCATCAAGCCCTTCGTCATACTTGTCCATGATCGGGAAGTTCAACATACCAAGCCTACGCACCTCTTTAGTTTCGTAAGATACTTTCATCATTGTCATCAACGGCACTAACTCGGGGTACTCTTCAATCGTTCTGACTCGCTTGAAGTCTTCAATGATCTCGTACTCCATCTTGCTCGTATCACTATGCAATACAGTCATCTTTAATTTGCCTATGAGTAAGTGCTTGTAGTCGTCTATGCCAATGAGATAGAAAGGATTCTTAAAGAACCGCTTAGACTCTTCTCTCTTTATATCTCGTATCTTATCAGCTTCTTTGTAAATGTCAAGTGTATTTTTACATTTATTTAGGTCTAATGGTACAGAAAGACCATTGGTACTTTCCCCTAGTAAGGTAGCCAACATTGCATGAATCTCGTCAGGCGTGAAGTTGTTCTGTTTATCGCTAATACCCACTGACTTACGTAAAGCGTGAATACCATTCTTCACTAGCTTGACCTTGCTATCCATAATCACTTTCTTATCACGCACAGCGTCCTGGCGCTTTAGTACCGCCATCAATGATGAAAGTTTTGTACTACGGATAGTCTCTCTATCATTCTGATCTGAGCCACGAGACTTAGAATAGAAAGGTGTACGGAAACAAAACTCTAGTTGATCGCAGTTAGCACCGCCCAAGCTTGTAGTCCACACCTTACACACCGCCAGCCCATTGGGGTGACACATCATGTAAGAATCTTTATCTTCTTGCGGATAGCCTACATTCATTACCTTTCCCATGACCTTCAAGCCATACTTGAATTGCAACTCACGCACCAGTGGGAGTACATCTGAAGCAAGCAACGCGTTCAGTTCATCCTCAGAACCAAACCCATCAAGAAAATATCTGCTAAATGTGTATGTCATATCTCTCTCCTTAAAAGTTTATTGCCCGTGCCGTTGCGTTGATTGAGTATCCCAACGCCTCGATCTTTTTGATTGCGTGTAGCGTGAGAGTCTTAGTCCCTGCTATGTCTGCAAACAGTTGTGCCTTCTCGCATAGGGGGTAGTACTTCAATGTCCCATATACATCTTTCACCTCCACTCGAATCGTATTAGTCATATTGCTTTACCTCCTGTCCATCAACCATGACTGTGTAGCCCCACTCGCTAGGCGGATACATCTCTCCATTAACATACTCAACCTTCTTGAACACTTTCTCGTTTGCTTTGTATATCTCCTTGTTCAGTCTGCGTTTGAGATTCAAGAACATCGTGTGCGGTGTGTCCTCATGTGCGCTATACCTTCCAAACTGTGAGTCAGTAAACCTCCGCAAGTTCCAACGCATATTGCCAATGTCCCACGCAAAGATGTAGAGCATTGCCGAATCAAGCGGTGCGGTGTCAATCAATTTATCTGCTACCGACGTGTAATCTTTATGGTCTAGATAGAAATCACCATTAGGTACATGCTCATTCACTACCTCGACCATCGTCTTGACAAACACCTCGTAGTCCATTGCCTTGGTCATAACCTCAGTCGTCATGTAGAAGTCTGAGTAACCAGCCAGTAAGTCTTTGCCCACCTTGCGATCAACCTTCCTACCAATGACTGTGATTGGCTTGGTTGGTTGCATACTTTCACAGTTGACACGCATGCCTTTGTAGATCGGATACGCACCCCGAGTCCCATTGCCATGAAGTCTTCCTGTCCATATCATCCCACCCATGCGTGAGTTAGTAGATAACTCACCATGCCCATAGGTAGACAAGATGCCTCGGTCGCCCTGACCATAGTTATGGCTAGTGAACTCGAACGTATTGTCAGGTCGCACAACGCCAAGTATGTTTGGGGACACCTCGTACTTGTAGTATGTCCATGAGCCATCACCATCTTGATACTTGTTCAGTCGGGGTGAGCCTTGCTTCTCATATTCTTCATACTCTGCCTTCGTTAGAGAAACATGCGTCCAACGCTGACCATGAACGATGTCGAACACGCGATGTCCCTCCTCCTCTCGCACAAGAAAGTATTTGGTGTTCTGTCTACGAAGCCCAATAGGGAATCTATTTACAGACCCACGATAGGGTGAGACGCTATTTGAGATGCCATTGAGCCTTGTGTAATTCAGTCCTTGCATTGTTACTCTCCTAAGTCTGAGTTGATGATGTCTTTGCGCATCTGCTCTGCGGTGTACTCTCCATTAACTAATTCATAGAGCAGTTCCAAGTAGTCGCTTGGGTTCTGTCGGTCGCTACCAATCCACATACGAATTTGTTCAGTCGTTATTCTTTGCATTCTTTCTCTCCTTGAAGTTTGTCTAATTCAACTAACACTTGTCGCCACATATCGACTTGTAATTCACCGACTGTGTTCACTTGTTCCAACGCATACAGATGCGCAGAGTTGGGGAAATGTTCTAAGAGACTTCTTGCTATCTCATCAACGTAGCGGTGTTTCATCTTCTCTTCTCCCCTTACTTCTGCTAGTGCGTATGCGCCTGCAGTAAAGTTCAGCCACAGTTCATTCATCTCCGAACATAACCTTCTTGCCGACAGGCGGTTCAAAGTCGCGGCGCTGAGTAACCATCCACAGGGTTGGGTCAGTAATCTTCCAGTTGATGTCGTTCTCTACATACCCGTCAGTGAACACCAATACACACTCGGCTTTGAGTTTGTTCTTAACTACGTAGTCACTGACACATGAGACGTGAGTTCCGCCACCGCCTAGTGGTTTGAGCAACTTGGCAATATCGTTGTAGTTGTCCCGAAAGATTTGTTCACCATGCACAACGGTATCCCACCAAAGAACACGCACCGCTTCGGGCTGACAGACCTCGCAAATTGAAACCAGTTCGGTAGCGAACTCGGTTATCTCTGCACTGCCTATCGAGCCTGATGTGTCAATGGCTACGATGATCTCACCGATGCTCTCGTTGATCACGCTTGGCAAGTAGATGTCATTAGCCATCTGACGCTTGTTCATGCGACGCCATGTGAACTCATCGTTACCCTTGGTTGATGCAGATACAAACTCACGCAACGCATCACGCCAATCGATCTTGGGTTCCAATAAGTCAGAGATAACTCTAGGAATCTTTGCACCCATGCGACCTGCAAGCATCCCGCCTTCACGCAACGCTTTGTCGATGTTGTCTAAGATTTCCTTGGCTTGCTCGGGCGATACATCTTGGCTAGTGAAGTCATGCTCGTCTGACTGAGAAATGTCATAGGTCTTGCCGTTGACTGTTACTGTATCTCCGTCACCATCTTCATCATCGTTAGATTGTGTCCCACCCGATGGTGGGTTATTACCTTTCCCCTTACCGCCTTGACCACCACCGCCTTTGCCACCCTTGCAGTGCTTCTTGAGATAGTTGTATACCTCACGCATAGACCAATCGTGGAACATCGGGTCATACACCGCACCATCGGGCAACTCGACTAGACGCTCGCTTGTACCTGCAACTGTCCCATCAATACAGGTAATGATGTCATTGACGACAAAGTCAGCGGCTAGGTTAGCCATCTTGGAATTCTCCAAGAACATGGGGCGACCGAACACGACTTGCTTCAAGGCTACGTGAAGATTCTCATGGAGGATAAGACCACGCACTTTGGGTTCGCTGACGATAGTCTCCAAGAACTTACGACCATACCTCTTGTTCACACCATCGGTGTAGGCAGTAGGTACGCCTTCCTCGACTGAGGATGTTCCCATCAACATAACGCCTGAGTAAAGCGCAGTCTGTGGGTGCTTCATAAGCGTGATGTGTCCACGCTTGATTCGGGTTTCTTGCTTGCTCATCATGGTCTCCAATAAAAAAGATCTAACATTAATACAATCATTCCTAACAGGAACAATACTCTCACCACTTTCTCTGATGCAGTGAACATCATTCAACCTCCTTGAACTCAATGAAGTCATCGGTCTCGGTCACCTTGATAGTGCCTTTGGCGATCTTGACCAACAAGTCGCAGGTCACCATGCGGTGATGCTTTAACTCGCCACGCAGATAGCCATAGCCAAGTGAAGCACCAATCGCCCACGTCAATAGAAACAACTCAGCGATACTGAATGTCATAGAACCTCCTGAAAGATAAGAACCCACGGTGTCGTGGGGTTAAGTTTTAGAACAACTCGTGGTTGTTCTTAGCCCACTCAGCGATCTTGGCATTGTTGCGAGCCAAGCGGATGGACTTCGTATTGCGCATCATCATTGTGAAGAACACGCCTTGTACCTCGGATGAGGGAATACGCTCAACAAACATCATGAACTTGGTCAACTGATCTTGTGTCTCCAATACATCTACTGCTTGAAACATGATCATCAACTGCGCACTGATGTCGTTGGGCATGGGTACGTTCTCGGGAGACTTGACGATGTCCTTCACATCGATCAATGATTTCTCCATTGATATAAACGCTGACATATCGGCCGCAAATGACGCACCCACAGTACCAGCCAATGCGACCTTCGTGCCGTTCTCACCAATCGCATCACGATTGCGCACGATCACGTCAGCCTTCGCCAACGAACGAGGGGACACGAACGATAAGGAACTCATAGATGGTTTGAAGATGTATGGGTTGTCGTTCTGATCACCAGTCGTGTAAGACGCCAAGCAACGAGGGAACATAGCCACCGATGCACGAATGACACGAGAGATACCATTCTCTGATGCCCACTGCAACCACTCGTTTGTATTGGGCTTCGCCATGCGCATGATGCAAACACGATTACCTGCGTGAGCAAGCATGGAGTCACCCACGCCATCCCCTGCATTGTTCGATGTTGCAAAAACTAGAGACCCACGTGGCAGTGGCTTGTCACCTGCCATTCGCTCGAGAAACAACCTAGTGAAAACTACCTGCAATAGCTTAGGCGACTTCATGAACTCGTCAGCCAAGATACACTTAGGCTTGGGGTCGTTCAGATTGAACAGACTTGAGACGTAATACTCAAGAGTCTGAGTCGCATGGTTGGGGATAGTCATGCCAATGTCTGACATATCTTTGACAGGGCAGTCGATGTAGATGTAGTCGTACTTGTCGCCTTCGATGCTCATGCCATCGGCAGGGCTACGCCACTTGTCGCCATTGTCCTCTGCAATCATAGCCAACAGGGATGTCTTGCCACAACCTGGTTCTGACTGAATGACAGGTGTGATCTCTGAAGCTATTAGGGGAATGATTCTGCGCAGTTCGTTGATAGAAACTGTTTCGACTGTTTGTACTTTTGCCATGATATAAAACTTTCTTTACTGTGTGTTGGTACTATTTGACGGGTTTTTAAACGCACTTGAATGCGCTGAACTTGCCGAGGATGTCGTCAATATCCTCTTTCACTGCGTGACGCACCGCATCGGACTCACGAATGTCCTCTGCCGTTACACCACTCAATGCTCTCTCCAACGATGCCCGCGCTTCTTCGAGCTGGGGATCACCGCTTAGATTGAAGCCCTTGAATGTATCGCACATCTCTTTGGCTTTCAATATGGTCGTGTCGTAGATCTTACGTTTCTTGGTCTTGGTTTCGCCAGTGTTGTCATCAATGCCAACATCGTCTACACCACAGCAATGGCTGATCGACTTCATAACTTCGATGAACCTTGATTGCTGTTCCACCATCACGTGAGATACTATTTCCTGTGCTTGTTGACTGTATGTAGCAAACAAATCCTCTGCGATGTCTGACGCTATGCCACATCTGAAATCTGACATGGGAACTTCTGACACGAAAAGTTGGACACCGAACTTAGATACCAGTTGCTCTTTAGCGGGGTAGTCATTGCGGTCGAACATATCGCCTTGCTTGAACGCCATATCCGAGACGATGCTATCGTAGGCAAGGATGAAGTCGCCAAGCAGGGTGTTGAACGCCTGCTGATGTGCGTGATACTCTTGCTTGAACTTGGGCATGTCCACAGACGGCAACAAGTCCTGTGAGTTGTTCCATCTATAAGTCCTGCGCTTGACCCAGTTATAGATAGTCTGCCGATAGTTGACGATTGCCTTGTGACGTGGGTGATCTGCCAAGAGGTTCTTGACGTAGCGCCCTGCGCTCTTGTCTGCATTCTTTGATGCAGTAACTTCATTGCTGATGATGCGGTCTTGCTTCGTCGCTGACCATACATTGACATCCACGCTCACGAGGACTGCTGATGAGGCAAGGCTGATGAGGTGATCGGGTTTATGTAATTCCATAACTCTCTCCTTTGGTTGAAAACAAATCCCACTGATACGTGGGTCTCTAAACAGTGGGGTAGCTAACCTGCTCTCCCCACTAGCTATAAGTATAACACAACTTGACCTTTGAGTCAAGGGGTTTACTCAACTTTTTTCTATGACCAGTCTGTGATGATCTGTCTGCTGACACTAATCCACTCCCATTCGTAGTCACCTATTGAGATCTCCTCTACATCGTCAAGGTTCTCACCGATGCGCGTGAAGATCGCACCTATTGAGCAATGAGTCTGCTGATCGAGAGTCTGCTGAACCCAATCTTTCGCTTGGTTGAACAACGCAGTGTGGCTCATCACATCGGGATAGTTCTCGTACCACTTCACGTCATTAGCAGAAAAGTAGAACGTCTGTTTCTTGTGATCGATCTCCACCTCCGCTAATGCGATCTGGCACTGGGGGTTAGCCTTTGCCTCCATTAAGAATGTATAGAACGATTGCTCGTTGTTGGTATCGTGGTCGTTCACGAACCGAATCGTGTATGCCACGTCTGATCTATATCCCATTTAGATACTCCTTCTTTTCAAGCACTTCAAGTACCAATTCAAACTCATCGGGGTAGCAACTTGCTAGACCACCCATGAACCATCTAAAGTCTTTGTCAGCGATTGCCTCCTGATGACCGCAGTAAATCATGGTCTCTAAGATATACATCCACGCTTCCATGACATCTTCATCTACTAGATCATTCATCGGTGTAGCCCTCCCTTGTTGTTGATACCTTTGAGATCTGCCATGTCGGTAATCATCATGTAGTTGCTCTTGTGCATAGGCACGACTGTGCGCACTGCGTCATGCGAGAGTTTCTCCCCACATGGCATGCAATGTTTGTAACCAAGCTTCCACCGATCCGTGGAGTACTGTTCATCGCAGTTACGGCAATGGGGCTTGTAGCTTTTCATTGTTCCCTCGCTTTCAGTTGCTCTCGTACTGCATAGATCATGGAGTTTTTATCGTGACTGCTTAGCCACATACCCGATGCAGAAACCTTGCGCTTAGCTTCTTCTATCTCATCGGTTAGCTTTTTCCACTCAATCTCAATCTCTTCACGCCTTGCTCGGGTATCACGCTCTAGCGTGTATGCGTGTAGCACACAGTCACGATACACGGCAAGTTTCTGTGCTTTCTTGTCATCCTCGATCTTCTGCAAACGCATCCGTTCCTCGAACATGGTCATAGCGTGTTTGCCTGCCTCGGTGACGCACCATCCCTCGTGCCTGATTCCATCCTCAACATAAGGAAATGTGTTAATCCACGCACAACGAACCAACGCGCCAAGGGTACGGCTTGATGAACCTGAGAACACTAATTTCTTAAGTGACTTGGTTTCGTCAATGGTCTTGAGCGCATCGTATTGGGCTTGCGATGTGTACTTGTTAAGTGCGGGTAAGTGTTCGTGTCTCATTTAGTTCTCCTCGTATGAGTGGGTGACTACGCCCATGGTCTTGATGCGGTACTTGTTCTCGTATCCTTCGTGCATGTCGCCTTGGATGCAGATGTGCATCTCGTACTCGGCAGTGTCCCGATGGTCATACAACGCCAAGGGTTTGCCGTTGCACAGAAGCAGATACATGCTACGGCTTACCGTCTCCTGTTGTTGTTCCTGCTCAGGCGCGAAGTCGAGCGGTGCGTATTGAACTTTAACTTTTCCCATAATGATCTCCTAGATGATGACCCACGTCTCCGTGGGTGCTTAGTTGCAAATGTGATTAGATGATGTTGTAGCCTGTGAGGTACTCAAACGCCTCAACCTCTGACATAGCAGAAGTGATGGTCAAGCCCTCATGCTCATCGTCGATGTCGTTGAACTCATCGAAGCCAAACTCACGATCAAGGAACTCAAGGTTCTGTGTGTGGTATGTGTCGATACGGCAGTCAACGGCTAAGTAGTCATCCACGCCATCGTGGGTATTGACATTGCGCTGACGGGGCTTGGTAAGACGCAAAGTCTTGCGCACTGAACGAGGCATAGCCTGCATCCAGTCAGTTGCTTTCTCTACCTGCTTAACAGGTAATGCAGTCATAAACGAAACTATCATGATCTCTCCTTGGTTCCTGCAAAGGACACCGATTGGTGGAAACAAAACCCACGCATGCGTGGGAAGCTAATTAGGGTCGCTTGGCATCTACCTCCCGACCCAGACTCCAGTATAACATAACTTGACATATGAGTCAAGCAGTTAATAAAAAAAGTAGTTTTGTACGGCAGTTGGAGGCAGGGAAACTGTGCGCTGAGTTTTGTTCTAATGTTCTAGTCTGTTCTAC